TCATTATTCCCTTTGAGTCCATCTGCTTCATTCTCCCAATGATCGATAACTCCATGTCTGATAAGCTCCCCGTCGATTCCTTCAACAGGTTTTTCTGGATGATCGAATACAGGAAATCCATATTTATCAATGAACCCTTCATAGTTCCACTCCATAGGTATGAACAAAGAGTATAGTCCACTAGCAGTCTGCCCATTGCGGTTTCGGTTTTCAACTTTTGAATCATTATATAATTTTTTAAAGTTATTACCACCTTTGTCTAGAGCATTTGATGTAGAACCCATCATACACTTGCCAACAACTTTTGCTCCTAGCCTTAAACAGGTTTTAGTAACACGCCAGTTGTTTAATATATTATCGGGCTTTTCCCATTTGCCAGATTCATCGTGAACTAGTAATTTTAGTTTTTCACCGTCATAGGAGTTGTCTCCTGTGTTCTTCCAGTCAATTGTAGTGTCCAACCCTTCGCCAACTTGTACTTCGTTTTGATCAGTTGCTTTGAGTGAATTTCTTGTAAGTCTTTTAGACGGTATTTTGTAGGAAAGTTCTGTTTTAGGTCTTTCCATCCCATCTTGTATTGGTTTAAAGAAGAACGGGTAGTTAATCGATATAGGTACAATCTTGTCGGTAAACATTTTTTTTGCGTCACTACCGCTTTTGGATAATACTCCAAATCTTGCATCTTTTGATGTTGTAGCTTGATTAACTGTTTCTGCGCTTGCCATAAAGGAGAAGCCACTCCGTCTATTTTTGAGGTAGCACATTCCATAACATCTGTAATCTGCCTTGCAAGCCTCCCAAAAATAAAAGAATATTTTATTTGATTGTCTGAACTCAGGTGCACCGACATCAATTTTTGTCCAGTTAAGGTACATGTAATGCGTTCCTGTAATGTAGGTTGCTGTGCCGTTACACATAAACCAGTAGCCATCACTGCGACGATCAAACTCTGAATTAATATACTCGTAATACTTTTCTTTAATTTCATCTGGATATAATTGAAAATCATGTATTGATTTAATTTTTGATAGTGTAGTGGGTTTTAAGGTTTGCTTAAAAACTTGATCTTCAGGTTTTTCGCTATTTGAATATACTTCTTTTGGTATTGCAGGTAGTGCAACACGCAATCCTTGTATTTCAAAAATTTCACCTATAGTTCCATCTTTACTTATTACTACACAATCAAGATCGTCATTATAACCGTACTTGTAATTTTTTAGCTTGTTGTTTCTTTTTACATTTTTAGTAGACAAATGCGCAGAGTGTATAGCATATAGATTTTGTTTATACATTACTTAACTCTGTTTTCTACACCATAAAAACTATCCTTAGCGGTTTTAGGTGATTCGTTCATCATTTCATTTATTTCTTCTACTCTTTGTAAAAGTGCAATGGCATCTTCCATTGCAAGCCTATAAGCTGAGGCTGATATTTTTACTTTTTCAGGATCTAGTTCATCTGGATCCATTCTCTTATTCATTACTTTTATTAATTCATCAATTGAATTTTCTGCAGCATTAAGAATAAGTTTGCGTTTCTTTTTTATGTCCATAGTTGATAGTTATTTCCGTTGATAAAATTCTATATAATTTTTTATCATCTATGTTAAATTCATATTCAGATTCTGGTGTAAACCCCACAATATCTCCACAGGACAATCCTAATGAGCTTAAATAGTCGTTAGTATATGTAAGCACTCCTAGAAGTTTTTGTTCGCTCTCGGTGCTCCATATGTCTTCGTTTTCTAAAGGTTTTACAAAACAGTACATATTTGGACAATGCCACTCACCATTTTGTTTGTAAGCAAACAACTGGTCAGGTGATACTGAGTATCTGTTTTCGTCTATATAATTACCTGAATTTCTTTCTTTACCTCTAACGTCGTACCACCTTCTAAATACATTATGATGTATTATAACTTGGTCACCTGCTTTTATAGGGGTTTTAATATTTATAGGCGTACTTATTACTGTACCTATTCGATTTACAAATTCGTAATCTCTTTCTGTAATTTCAGTATTTAATATAAGCTCTTTGCCTTCGACAGATGTTTTATTATTGTATCTGTCATTTGTTGATATAATATAATTGTATAATGACTTCATTTAATAATCTAGATTGTATTCTATAGACACAGCCATGTTTTTATTAAAATGTTTCCAAGGCAATTGTGAACCTTTCTTTTCAATGTATATCTGAAAAGAACCTTCTTGTTCAATTATGTCGCAAATCTTGTGTCCTCCGTAAACTTCCTGGCCTACTGAATAATGCATAGCCTCATTTTTATAGTCTTGGCCTATGCTAATTTTTCTAATTAATTTCATTTAATTTATTTTAGTATGTCCATATAGTAGTTTCAGGAGCTCCTGGATAACCAATACCTACGTGCACAAAATTATTTTTTCTTGAAATACCTATACGAGTGAATCCTACTTTAATAGCTGCTTTAACCAATTTAAAGGTTGCCTCACCGCCTACACATGCAATATCGACTGCAGCTCCATAAGCGTGCTCACCTGGTTTAGATTTTTTAGCTTCTATTGGATGATCAGGGCTTCTATAAGTTGATGTTAGTTTGATTGGATAGCCATATTCTTCTCTTAAATTATCTAGCATAGCTAGTAGCGCTGGATCCATTTTATCAAATTCACTAAATTCAGATTCTTCGAAATATTTCATTTTTTATTTCTATCTTTTAATTTTATATAAATATTCATCCCAGTGTATATTATTGTCATAACCAATACTACGGTTTGCAAAGTGGGGTTAATGTTAGGCATGGCTGAAAATGCCACTGCTCCGACGTTTATGCCGTAAATTTTTAAATCGCTCATTATTTGTGTTTACTGTTTCCAAATACTTTCTCCACTCCGCGAGATCCAAAATAGCCACCAATGACAATAGTAAGTAAACCTGTAATTGAATCTAATGGGTAACCCATATACCATCCAGCTACATAGCTTATTGTTAAAAATACTAAAGTTAAAGGGCGCACATTAGCTGCAAGCCACGACCCTGAAGTCGCATCTGCAACCCAGCGTTTGGTTGTGCCGTCTATTTCTGCTCTTTCTAAATCTAATTTTTTTAATGCAATTCTTTTATCTTCTTCGCTCATATCTGAGCCACCAATAATAGCTTGTATTACTGAGCCCACGGGCGTATCACCAGCTATTGCACCTACGACGTTAGGAATCTTTTCTAATAAAAACTTCCCAACGCCGGTGTCTTTAAAACGTTTTTTAGCCATTTAATTTAATTTAAATATTACTCTAAGTAGCTTGCTGAGATATTGTATAAAAGAACTCAGGTGTGCCATCGTCATCTGTGCATACTATTTGAATAAAGTTTTTAGCAGCAGAAGTATCATCGTAGTCTCCACTTAATTTAATTGCCTCTGCCGGAAAAGTAAGGGTATTACCACCCCCAGCTCCGGTAGCTACAATAATTTTTACCATACCAATTTTATAATCTGTAAAAGAAAAGGTTACTGCATGGTTTGGAGTTATTCTAAATATTTGAGCACTATTCCAATCAACAGATACGGATGTGCCTGACACTAAATTTGCCGAGGTTGTAAATTCTGGTGCTATAACACCCGATGTTATTTTTGTTAAAGCCATAATTTTTATTTAAAAGCCATATAGATGTATTCGCCTCCGTTTGCATTAATTCCTGTGTCAGTTGAAACTACTTCAAAACCATTAGATAGAAAATTAAATCCATTTCCGAGATTACCTACGGATTCTGATGCTGAACTATTAGGTACTAGAGCTAAATTAGTAGGGTTTGTAGTATTTCTTTTATTATCAAAAACAAGCCAATTATCTCCTGAATCAGTTCTTTTTACCATTAAAAAAGATGGCGTAAAACCTAATGTTACATTTGGGCCTGTACTTGAACCATTACCTGTATAACTCCCTATCTTACTATATCCTGCAACTGAATGCCAGCAGTAGGCGATGTAGTTTAACCCACTTCCATTTGTATTAGCAATATTTCCTAATGTAAATAATGTACTTGATGGAGCAGTAGAATTAAACATATTATACGATGATTGCGACTCAGTTGCTCCAGAGGTGTTTAATTGTATATAATCAGAAGCACCAATGCCTGTGTGATATACAATCCAATTTAAAGAATTATCAATACCTTTAACTATTATCATTTCAGGAGGATTATCTAATCCGTGTCCTACTGTTGCTCCTGCAGTTGCATTACCTGTGTATTTCACAATACTAAACCCAGAATCTTTATTAGCACTAACATCTGAATTAATGTCTCCTTGAGTGTTCTGGACTGCCTCTCCGCCAGCCTTGAATACCCAAGCCACATAGTCTTGATTTATTTGATGAGTTTCATAAGAAGCTGTATAAGTTGGGTGTGTTGATGACCCCTCCGATAAAGTAAATCCGTTTGAATCAAAAGAACTTAAATACCCAGTGCTTCTTTGAAACTGCTGAGCATCTGTAGAATCACTCCTAAGCCAATAACCAGCACCTCTTACAAAATCATATAATCCGTGAGAAGCAGCTAATGTTCTTGACTTTATCCAAACCAATCCTCCATTAGTTTCTAAATCAAACCCTACATTAGAAATATATTGAGTTCCACCATTCCCAGTATACAATACAGTCTTAAAGTTAGATGTATCTACTTCAGGTTTTTCGTTGTATAGTTGTGTTACTTGGCTACTAGAAAGTGCAGATGAATAGATGCGTACTTGGTCTATTAAGCCGTTAAAATAATAAACTCTACTGCCAAACGCTCGTGCTACTCCAATGCCGAATTGAGTCATATCCCAAGAATCGGTATATGCACCGCTAAACACTTCTGTTCCGTTTTGATATATCTTTAACACACCACTTTCCCTTGCAAATACTGCGTGATTCCAAGTGTCTTGACTATAAGCAGTATCCCCCTTTTTAGTAACAGTATCATCTGTAACCATTAAAACTTTTGGGCTTACACTTCCGTTTGCGGCAAACCATTGTGTCGTTGTAGAAAACAACGCACCCTGTGAACTTCCTGAATTTTGATTAAACCAACAAGAAAAAGTAAAATCTCCTGTTCCAATACTTGGCAAATAATTACTCGTTATATAGCTACTACTACCATTAAACACCGCTGCTTGACCATACCTTCCAAACCTGTATTCAATGTTTGATTCAGTACCGTCGTAAGCATACGTTATATTAGCGTCTGTTCCGTTATAGTTACCAGATAAATCTGTAGAATTACCATCTAATTGATATGTTGCAATTGCTGTTTTACCAGATGGGAAAGACAGTGTGCTAGTATCACTAACTGTTTCAGCGTATAAATTTGATACATCTGTGGAATCTAATGCTGTATTATATATTCTTACTTGGTCTATTTCTCCATCAAAGTAGCCGTCCAAAGCATTTCTATTGCCAATGTAAGGAACGCTTTCAGCGTTAACCCAATTACTCATTGATTCGGCTTTTTGAACTCCATTTACATATAAAGTTGAAGAGCTACTTGTAAATGTTCCTGCTATATGATTCCAGTTAGACGCATTTGATATTGTCCAAGCCACCCCGTTGCTATTACTACCAGAGGCATATTGAATATTTAGCTTTCCATTATAAATAAAAATAGCAAAATTATTATTATCAAAAACTTGTATAAATTGACTTGAAGATGTATTATTTATTTTAATCCACATACTAAAAGATGTAGTTGTAGTAGCACCAACAGTTCCTGATATATAACTACTACTTCCATTAAACCTTGCTCCCTCGTTAAACTTACCAGTTGACCTAGCTGAGTCTTTACTATTATTGTCTAATTTATAATATGCAGTATTAGCAATTGGGTAAGCAACGTTATCTGTAGTCGATGTATAAGTACAAGCTATTTCTCCTGCACCATTGCCATAAAGTTTACCAACTTCTGCAGTTGATAACGCTTTAGAGAATACTCTTAATTGGTCAATCTCACCTGAAAACTTTGTAGATGCCCTGCCCCCTATCCAACTATTAGCGGTTGATGTCCCTGTTGATGATGGTATAGTGCCATCATAAGTTAAAGTTCTTTCTGTGCCTTGTATGTATGTTTTAAGTCTGTTGGAGTTTCCTGTTGCACTACCATCAAAAACCATAACAATATGAACCCATTCATCTGTTGTGTATATGCCTGAATTGCTTATATAACCTCTGTTTGCTGATGTTGATGCATCTGGTTGAAAATATATACTCCCATTACCAAAATCATAAAAACCTACATTACCACCTGCTCCTGATTCGCTATTATAAAAAATAAAGTTTTGTGTGTTAAGGTTAGCAAAATTAACCCAAGTAGAAACGCTAAAAGCAGACTTACTGCCTAATAATGATGTCCCTAAGTCTATATAACTACTGCTCCCATTAAACCTTGCACCATAGTCTGATTTGCCTCCAACGCCAAAGTCTACTGCTGTCGGGGTTCCGTCATATCTATATGTTATATCTGTTTCTGTACCATCATAAGCCGTGGTACCCATAGACTCTTTTGCACTACCATCAAGATTATAATTTGCAATACATCCAAATAAATGTGTGCCTACAGTTGAATTGTTTTCTTGATATAATTGGGTAACTTGAGATTGTGTAAGTGTGGAATCATATATTCTTACTTGGTCTATTTTGCCATTGAAGTAATTAT